AAGGAAACATAAAGAAAAAGTCATGGCTGGATAACAAAGAATTATTACAAACAGCGATATCAGTTCTTAAAGACAACAAAAATTTAAATGGTAAAATGTAATATAATAAACTTACTTTTTTATCATTTTTCCACTTTAACAACATTTTGCTCCACTTTTCCACGACCAAACAACTTGAAATCTGGTTAAAATAACACGCAACACTATTCTTCTTCCTTGAGTCCGCCCGGAACTCGAAAAACAAACCGAGTTAAGGCCATTTTTCACAAAATCGATTTTGGGTCTCACCAAAATTACGGGGTTGCATACGCATTCGTTTATTTTCGAACGTGTACATACAAATATGTACAAAAATAATCAAAATTATTTTCTGAGATGCATTATGATATGTACACCAATTTCGTATAGAAGATCTCACTATGTCTCGAATTTATGCTTACTGTCGGGTATCAACTCTGGAACAGACAACCAAAAATCAACGTCGGGAAATCGAAAGTGCAGGTTTTAACATCAAATCTCAGCAAATAATTGAAGAACAAATTAGCGGCTCAGCAGCAACCAGTGAGCGTCCTGGTTTTAACCAGTTGCTTGATCGACTGAAAAGAGGTGATGCATTGATTGTCACAAAACTGGATCGCCTCGGTTGTAATCCAATGGATATCAGTAAAACGGTGGAACAACTGACCAAAGCAGGTATCAAAGTGCATTGCTTAGCATTGGGGGGCGTTGACCTGACCAGTCCACCTGGAAAAATGATGATGCAAGTAATTTCAGCAGTCGCTGAATTTGAGCGAGACCTTTTACTTGAGCGTACTCATTCAGGGATATTAAGAGCACGGGGCGCAGGAAAGCGATTTGGTCGCCCACCTGTGTTAAATGATGAACAAATACAGAGGGTACTAGAGCAAATTAAGTCAGGTATAAATATAAGTGACATTGCCCAAGAATTCAAAACCTCGCGGCAAACCATTTTAAGAGCTAAAGCAAAAAATCAGACACCTGATATATAAAAATAATCTCGGTGTGAGATTCCTTACGTTTTCCAAGCCCCCCTTCCTAGCCTTAAATGGAAAGATACTTCTAATTATAGAATTTATATATCTTACCCTACGGTAGGGCTGGCCATTCAATATCCGGTGCAGTTGATGTATCAACACGGTTCAGCAACACCCGATACTTTTTCCAGGCTTCCAGCAACAAGGTTTCTTCCTCCGTTGCGATCTCCAGATCCACAGCATCCTGAAGCGGCGCTATATGCTCACTGGCTACCTGCATCAGGCTGTTTTTTGTTTCTTCCGCCTCCCGGATCCGGAACAGTTTTTCTGCTTCCGTATCCTTCACCCAGGCTGTGCCGTTCCACTTCTGAAACTCCCCTTCCGGGGATAACCAGGTGACATTTTCCGGTAATGAGCCGAGTTCAGAAATAAATAACGCGTCGCCGGAAGCCACGTCATAAACCGTTTTACCCCGATGATCTTCAACGAGATGCCACGATGACTCATCACTGTTGAAAACAGCCACGAAACCAGCCGGAATATCTGGCGGTGCAATATAGGTACTGTTTGCAGGCAGACCTGTATGAGGTGGAATATATGCGTCACCGTCACCAATAAATTCATTAGTTCCGGACAACAGATTATAAATTTTTATGGTCCGTGCTTGTTCACTCATTCTGAATGCCATTATGCAAGCCTCACAATATAATGCGATGTTTTTGACGGTGTTTTCCGCGTTACCAGCAGCGTTAACGGTGATGGTGTGTCCATGTGAGCCAATCGCAACCGAGTGCGTATGCGCACCAATACCTACAGTATGTGCATGTGCGCCAGAACTTGCTGCAGTACCAGACAGCGAGTGGGTATGAGCACCTGCTGACTGTGTCTGAATACGTTGATAATACGATCTACTGGAAGAAGTCCCCGGGCTTACTTGATACTGTGAATCCTGGACATAAGTGAACCCACCGCCATCATAAAATGCTAACGCAGAACCGCCGCCTCCTGGCCAACGAATACCATTACCGTGAGTATGAGCACCGGCAGACCCCGTAGAGCCACTCAGACTGTGCGTATGCGCCCCGGTGTTATTCGTGGATTTAGTGCCGTAATCAAACGACGATGTGGTTTTCGTCCCCAAATCCGTACTGGATGCGCTGGCGCTGTGGGTATGCGATTTAATGCCATCCTGTTCCTGAGACAATACGGCACGACCACTGGCGGGCTTGCCCTTAATCGTCCAGCCACGCATATCAGGGATCACGCCTGACGGATAAGCGGCTGCAAGTTTCGGGTAGGCAGATTTGTCAAAAGTCTGCCCCTGCATCAGGGCATAACCAGACGGAACGGTATCTGATGGCCACGGGATTGGTGCGCCGACTGGGTAGCTTTCTGGTGGAGGATTTTTCGAGGTATAAACTTCTGCCCAGTCTTCCTCAAAACCATAGCCATCTCTTGAGGAACGGTAGAACAGACCACCATTTCTGTAATGCGCCTTCATCTGCAGGGTCCGGCAACTTCCGACTCCGGTATAGAAGTTAACCAGAATATAGCTGTCGCCAGAGCGGGTGACATTGTAAGCGCCTGATTCGGCATTCCAGGGAACGCCACCATCCGCATCGGCATATGTATCCGTTGCCCTTCTGGCAAAAGCAGCCACATGCGCGGCGGTTAAAGTAATATCTTTGGAACCATCAAACTCAACACCAGAAACCAGTCTTGGCGTTTGCAGCTTTGTTGCTGTTAATGCATTACCGTTCAGACTTGCGGACAGTTTGGTTCCAATAACCAGCTCGCCGGTTGCGTTATCAATAGCAAACGGTCTTAATGTATTCCAGCCACCATAAACATCACCTTGATTGGTAAGCAGCAGGTAAGTTTTAGCGCCATCATTACGCCATAATGCACCATACTCCCCACCTATCATTCGAATCTGATTACCACCACGCGCTACAATTTCGTCTGTGGCAAAAAGTTTTTTGCACGACAAGTTATCGTTAACGATTAACGAATGAGACTCATAAAAACCACGCCCACTCTTAAAATCAAGGATAACGTCCGCCGCGATACATTCAGTCGCTGGATTTGTTGCCCCAAACTTATAGGTCGTATCATTAACAACGAGATCAGCACCAGGTGCGGATATTGACAGGCCATCTTCGATAAACGCAAAAACAGGGAAAGCAGCGCCATCAACATAGAACACAGAGCGCAAATCATCGCCCTTATTACTCATCATTATTGAGTGGATGGCTCGTTCATTGTTTTGATATTGCCAGAACATTCCATAAGCATAACGCCCCCTGTCAGTCCAGCCACCAGGCATAACAAATCCGTTAAACTCGCAGTTATTCATCGGATCGCCTGCGATTCGCGTTGCCGTGGTGATAATGACCCTTGATGCCAGTTCGCTTACTGAGCCAGCAGAACGCATAACAACAACAGGGTAATATTTTCCAGATGTTGCACCTGCAGGAGCGTTAACCCGCACATAACGCATACCACGCTTATCAGCAAAGTCTGTTTTACTGACCGCGTTAATGTTGTTCAGGAAGCGTCCCTTATCGGGTATATCAGCGCCGTTCTGGTTTTTCTGCAGACGTTTCTCTGCATTGTCATAGGCTGATTTTACTGCCTTTGGCGTTGCCGCCAGCGTTTCAGACGTACTGTTGGTCGCACTGCTGAGCTGTACTATCCCCTTTTTCGTCGTACTTGCATCCTCAAGCGCCACGGCGGATGCAATATCCTCTGCCCGTTTAGCTGCTGTCTCGGCGCGCGTTGCCGCGGATTCCGCCGTACTTTTGCTCTGAGCTGCCGCCGTCGCACTGCCAGCTGCCTCTGTCGCCTTCGTGGATGCCGTCGTGGCGCTGCTCTTCGCTGCTGACGCCTGTCTGGTCGCCTCATCTTTTGAAGCAGACGCCGATGATGCCGATGACGCCGCCGAACTGGCTGACGATGCGGCAGCCGTTTTTGAGGATTCTGCGCTGGTTTCCGACGCTTTCGCGTTCGTTTCGGATGTCTTCGCTGCGGAAGCAGAACTCGCTGCTGCGCTGGCCTGTTCAGTGGCTTCGCCAGCCTTCGTTGTGGCTGTTGAAGCAGACGATGCGGCACTTTCTGCCGACTTTCCGGCAGCGGTGGCACTGGCTGAGGCCTGCCCGGCACTTGTTGACGCGGCGCTGGCAGATGATGCAGCCGCTGTTTTTGAGTCTGCTGCTGCGGAGGCACTCTGTTCCGCTGCCGTCTCAGAAGACCTGGCGTTCGTCTCGGACGTTTTTGCCGCCTTCGCGGAATTTCCTGCCGCCGTTGCCGAGGAAGCTGCGCTACTGGCGCTCGAGGATGCGTTCGTTTCTGATGATTTCGCTGCCTCTTTTGAGGCCGCCGCATCCCGGGCTGAGGTGGCAGCTTCTGACGCTTTCGTGGTCGCGGTGGATGCAGAAGTGGCTGCTGATTGTTGTGATGCTGCGGCATTCGTTTCTGACTTTTTCGCCGCACCGGCACTGGTGGCCGCCGCGCTTTTTGAGGACTCTGCAGCGGCAGCACTTTTTTCCGCTTCAGTGGCCTTTGTTGATGCCGTTCCTGCGCTGGAAGACGCTGACTGATCCGGTTCATTACGGTAGCCGGTCATGGCATCCATAGCTGGCTGAAAATATTCACCGCAGTGCGGACATGGCCAGTACCAGCGGCGGCGGTCACCTCGATTGTAAAGGGAAAGAATACCAGTCGTCGGTGGCGCTTCATGAGGCGACTTACGTCGCCATTTGCTGTCGCAGATGTCACGTCCCGGCGAGCTCTCCACCAGAGTCATCCCGGCGGACATAAATGTGGTGGTACGTTTTGAGGCCAGGGAGAAACCATCACCCTCGCTGTCGATATTCTCCGGAAAACGGTCGTAATCGGTTAAGGCGACAAACCGGTAATCCGACGACGACATAATGTTGACCGAGGGCCAACCAATTTTAAGGAACGAGCCATCCCTGAACGTCTTATCATGGACATTATTGTCGTTACGACGTGGACTCATTCTTTTCTTTACCGCCGCACTGCTTCTGAACGTTCTGTCGAGGCGCTTTTTAGAATGCTCGCGGGCCTTATCTTCGGTCATCTGCACAACGAGCATGTCCGAAGGATCGCAAACGATGGTATAGACAATCCATCCATCGATCAGACCAATGGTCTTCCCTGTTCGCGCAGGACCAACAAAAATCACCGCATCGTATTCACGCGATGCCAGGCAGTTCATGGGCTCAATGATGTAGGGTGTCAGTTCAGGATCCCATGGCACCGAGTTACCAGCCCCCTTGGGAACACGCATGAATTTTTTAACAGCCTCCGAAATCGGCATGCGACGTGGTGGGGAAAATCCTGCCGATATGTCCCTTCCCAAATTTCGGGCTGATGAAAAACCCATTATTCCTCCTAGAGACTCTCTCCTTCCTCATCAGGAATTAATTCAGCAGCACAAGCCTCGTAGGATTTTTCCTGAAGAGTGTATCGCAGGTCATCAATGGCCTGCTGTACAACGCCGACGGCCTGAGGAGTCAGAGCGCAATCGCGTTCAAGAACATCCGGAATTGTCTCCAGAACCTGGACGACAGCCTTTCTCATGGACGAATAGACGATGACTACTTCATCAACTGGGATGAGTTTTCGCTGCTCCTTTTCCAGCTTGATCCTTTCATTTTCAGACTGGTACCAGTCCTTTCTCTCTTTCGGCTCCATACGGGATGGATCATGAACAGAGTCTGCTGCCTCATGCTTCACACTAAACAGGGCGGGCCCGACATGCTGCAGGGCGTAAACGGGGTTCCCCCTGACAGTCGCAGCCACAGGAGTGTTGGCCGCGAGGAGCCGTTTTTTTACTGTGTCCCGGTGAAGCCCAAAGGCCTCGGCGATTTTAAAAACACTCCAGTAATAAGCATCACCGATCCCGCTCACATTTGACATAAGCAACTCCATCTGGCAGGTGAAAATCAGGTTTATTTATATATTTCAATTAATTGCAAACTGGTCTAATGACAGGAAGAAAAAAATATTGTACAGGTGAAAAGAGAAATAACTTTTAATTATCAATAAATTACCAAACATGCTGCCGCCGCCATGGAAATGCAAAAACTAGCCTTTTTCCGCGACGCTCCCGCCCCGTGGCAGGGGCCCCCACCGGGAGGACCCGACAGCCTGACAGCCGTGACGAGCATCTGATACAGCGCTTTACATAATGGCATAGGAATAATTCAGAAGGACATCACAGCATGCCCACACAAATTAGTGTGAGTGTCCTGTTTCTTTCTACGCACAGGACTGACGAGCATGAGGGGAAAATATGCGAACCATAAATGCCTCATCTTCAGCAATGCAGCCGGCATTCGAACAGGACGATATTGTAAATTCACCTAATTACGAGGACATTGCAGTAGTTGAATTGCAGCTCTGTATTAGCATGACAGTGACAGAATGCGACATTGACTCTGTCACAGGTGAAATAGTTTGAATGATTAGCAGTTATGGTGCTCAGTCAACCACCAGGGAATAATCCTTCGAATTCTTATCGTGCTTCACCAACGCTGCCTCAATTGCCCTGAATGCTTCCAGAGACACCTGATGTTCTATACATGCAATTACAACATCCGGGTAACTCATAGAAATGGTGCTATTAAGCATATTTTTTACACGAATCAGATCCAACGAGAGTTCATCAGCAGATTGTTCTTTATTCATTTTGTCGCTCCATGCGTTTGCTCGTCATCTAGCGGTTAAAATATTACTTCAAATCTTTCTACATAAAAGAGGAAAAGTATGAAAGTTTGAGTACATCGACCTTACATACATCTGTCGGTTGCATATCCCTCCTGGATGCCAGCAAGGCTCAACTTTGTTACGCAATCAACACTATTCATTAAAAACAGGCTTAATATTTGACATAAATCATCAACAAAACACAAAGAGGTCAGACCAGATTGAAACAATAAACACGATAATGCAAACTACGCGCCATCGTATCACATGGAAGGTTTACCAATGGCTCAGGCTGCCATTTTTAAAGAAATATTCGATCAAGTGCGTAAAGATTTAAACTGTGAATTATTTTATTCTGAGCTAAAACGTCACAATGTCTCACTTTATATTTACTATTTAGCCACAGATAATATTCACATTGTGTTAGAAAACGACAACATAGTGTTAGTAAAAGGACTCAAAAAGGTTGTAAATGTTAAATTCTCCAGAAACAAACATCTTATAGAGACCTCCTATAATAAGTTGAAATCAAAAGAAATCACATTTCAACAATACAGGGAAAATCTTGCTAAAGCAGGAGTTTTCCGATGGGTTACAAATATCCAGGAACACCAAAGATATTACTATGCCTTTGATAACTCATTACTATTTACTGAAAGCATCCAGAAAACTACACAGATCTTACCACGCTAAACCATAACGTCCGGCTTCTCTCACTCCTGAGCCGGACTGCATTGGTTTAATAAAAACCATCAACAATTGTGATTTAGATATTCGGAACCATTCAAATATAACAAAACCCCGTAAAAACGAGGTTTATGGATAAATTTTATTATTGAATACATCAGATTAAATTAATCTTGACATCATAGCTTTCAAGACCCGTCATTTTTTCCCGTGCGGTAAACTGAATACTGGTAACTTCCTTCCCGGTCTTTTTCTTAAGTTCAATAATTTTTTTTGTTATATATTCAGAAATATCTGCTTCTGCTTTTGTTTTTAAGTCTTCAATATTCATCATTTCCTCTTTTAGTCTGTTATGACTTTCCAGTTACACAGTAAGTCGATTATATGGTGCAAACGTGTAAAAGATAAGATGAAACATCGCAATAATCAACATACGATAGTCTAAATTTTACACAAACAGACAAAGAGAATTTTCCTGAATTATCAATGCAATAGCATCAAATCAACTCAAGAGCCTTATTGCTGCTTCCAGAATTTCTTCTGAAGTAACATGTCGATCCGCGGCTACATAAATGACTTTATGATCTCCGGTCAGAGATGGAAACCCTGCGGCCATTACAGTAAGGTGTGTTTTTTCGCCATTTGGATATTCACGCATGATGGTGTTAACTCCAGTCATCGCTGGCACTACCACTGCTGGTTCAGAGTTAAAAAAAACTATGATTTTTTTCATGATGTTACCGTAGTATGTGAGTATCCATCGAATAGACACCAAGCAAAAAAGCTCCCGAAGGAGCCTTCATTTTCACTTTTTTAAATCCAACGACAGACGGCTGGCATTTAAGTATTGTGAAATATTATCAAATGTAATCATCATTGATTTACAAAAGATACATTTTGCCCCGAAAGGATTCATGTCAGAAACATCAAAAGATGATGTTCTATACTGGGAACCATGACAACACGGGCATCTAAAGTGAATATGGTTTGTAATATTGTCTACCTCAAAGCGCCACTACATGAACAGCGGCAGGACCTTTAGGTCCGTTCTCAATACCAAATTCAACTTCCTGATTCTCAGTTAATGTTTTGAAATCGTTGCTCTGAATTGCTGAGAAATGGACAAACACATCTTTGCTGCCATCTTTCGGCGTGATGAAACCAAAACCTTTTTCAGGGTTAAACCATTTCACTAAACCAGTCATTTTGTTAGACATAATTATTACCTTTTGAAGAAATTAGCCCTTGGGCAGAATGGTCCGAAAAAAAATATCAGAGAGAAAAACCAACAAGGAAATCTCAAGAGGTACAAATAATAAAATTATAACAATGACTGCTTCAGATAAATTTGTAACAAACCAGAACACCATTAACGCATGATTAACCACCCATAGCAAGGATTACTTTTGTAAAGAAAAACACAGCAATGAAAGAATAGCTTTATTTATTAATAAAACGTGTCATTCTGATTAAGACCTTTTATCTTACCCTTAAGATTTCAGGAATTTTGGCTCATGGAAGAGTCCTTTTTATTTAAATTTTACATTCCGCGATGTAAATGTTCCGATTTAATATTACCCTACATTTGATGCTTTTTATCTCTTAAAGATTCATAGATCTGTTGACAAGTCACTCCTGCGATGTAGCGTTCGTCAGCAATTTCAGCATAAAGCTGAGCTTCTGCTGCAATATCTCCGAGCATGTTGGTGAGCATTCCTTCGGCGGTTTTGGTTGTTTTGCCTCTGACGGCAGCGGCAAGATCTGCGGTATGCTTCGCTGCGTCAAGGCGTATGGCATATTTTTTTGCTTCGGCACGCAACTGGTTAACACTATCAGACAGATAAGCAGCCCTGGCAGAAATTTCAGCAGATTTCTGTTGCGCATCTTTAACAGCCTCATCACGGGCTATAGTTCGCCCCTGTTCAATTATTCGAGCAGCAAATTGAGCATTTACCTCTTGTGATAATGCGGCAGCATCACGTTCCGCCCATTTTTTTTGCCATCCTCGGTCGCTCCAGACATTTCCGACGATAAATCCTGACAACACGAGAAAAATCACCATGAATATCTGATTCACTGTTCTATCCCCCAGCAGGTTAATGCGCTCTCCTGGTCACGACGAATAACCTGACCATAACAGTTATTTGAACGAATGCGGCAATCGCGTCCGCCATCCTTAATCCACCAGCGAATCGCTTCGCATGCACCTTTACGATCACCAGCATTCAGCCGCTTATAAAACGTCGACGGGAAACACTTACCGGGACCAATGTTATAGGGACAAAATGACGCGATACCCGCTTTTTGTGGTTCGGTCAGTGGTACTTTAATATTGCGCTCCACCCATGCCAGCGCCTTATCACGCTCAATGGCGTTGACCTGGTCGCATTTTTCCTTCGACAGTTTCATATTGGGAAAAACGGTTTTTCCATCCACCACTGTGGCACCCCGACAGATGGTCCATATGCCAGAACCATCGCGGTATGCCATTGTGTGGTTACCTTCTTTTTCGTCCAGAAACTGGTCAAGTATCTGAGGAGCAGATGCGCCAGCACCAATCAGCGCCAGAACGGCAGCCGACAGGCCGTATCTGATTTTTGTGTTCATATATATTTATGATGAGGACGCTCGTGCTTATTGGCAGGATTTTCAATCTTAAAGGAGTACTGATGCTGCAGATAAGACTCAACTTTTTCTGACAATTTTTCTGCTACTTCCAGGAAGACTTGCCGGACGCTCCTTCTGGCTGCTGCCTCATAAAACTCCAGCGCAGCTCCTTCAACACGGTCCATGGCGACATCCAAGCCAAAAATTTCACCGTCAAAGCGTTCTTTGTCCTGTAAGGCTACAGTTACCGTAACTTTATTCTCAAAATTACGGACTCCTTTCACAACCAGTTCATAGTCTTGAGTCATTGGATTACTCTCCTCTCGCAGCCTTACGCCTGTCTTCTTTAATCTTGAAATAAAGATTTGTCAGATACGTCAGCAGGCCAAAAACCAGGCTACCCAGCACACCGATTGCAGCCCACTGTGACGGAGTTACTTTATCGAGTAACTGCAATGCCCAGAAACCAGCATTACCCGCCGATGTGCCATAGGCAACACCTGTTGTTAACTTATCCATTGATTTCATATCCTCACCCCGATGTACACGGATGGTGCAATATGTTTGAAAAGATCGGAGTCTACGGGGTAGTTTTGACAGCACACGTTGTTCTCAACGGCGCTAAAGAAACATACACATTAAAAATGTGAGTAATTATTTTGAAAGAAAGTCATATATAAAATAATAATACGAGAAATGTTTTCATATTTAGTGTACTGTATACGGCCATTTATACAGGAAAAGCCTATGTCAGAACGTAAAGACTCAAAATCACGCCGTAATTATCTCGTTAAATGTTCCTGCCCAAACTGCACCCAAGAGTCAGAACACAGTTTTTCAAGAGTACAAAAAGGTGCCCTTTTGATCTGCCCTCATTGCAACAAAGTATTCCAGACAAATCTTAAAGCTGTAGCCTGATTGATTTTATTAGTAACAAGTATTTTTATATTTTAATAATATATTTAAAGCAGATAATAAAAAACCCGCCTGAGCGGGTTTGAGATTGTGGTGCTTTTTGTGGGAGTCATCCACTTACGCACTTTGTTTTGCCATGCCAGCAGTTAGCTTCTGCTGTAAAACTATTCATGCAGCAAACCTGCACTTCACCACAATGGTTAGCATACTTTTCCTGATTAAGATTTTGCCAAATATGCTGGCCATTGTTTCATGTATTGGACCTCCTTAATTTTTATTAAAGAAATCCAATATTCACTACTCTGTCCGTATCTCTACTCAGGCATCAGCCTTCTTCGTTATCGTATACAGACGAGCGATGAATTTTAATCAGTAATGATGACATTTGCTGCTGCAGGACCTTTAGCACCACTCTCTATAGAGAAGGTAACCTTTTGACCTTCAAATAAGGTTCGATAATTATCATTCTGAATCGCAGAAAAATGCACAAACACATCTTTACTACCATCAACAGGAGAAATAAAGCCGAAACCTTTATCAGCGTTAAACCATTTTACTAAACCAGTCATTTTATTTGACATTCTACATTCCTTAACTTGAGCCTTTCGGCATAAATGGTTTGCATAACAGAAACGACTTCGTACTTAATTGGAGAGACTCAAAGAAGGAATAAGTGAATAACACCTGAAATGAGAACTGCTTTAGTAAACTACTTCGTATATCGTCTGTTCTTCAAACCGACGCAGTCATTAACTCATAGTTGAACATATGAAGCAATGTTTATTTTAGACATCCAGCCACCTTCAATCCTATCAAAAAAGTAGTTTTCTCCAGGAACGTGTGTATGGTGCACCAGGTTATCAGTATTAAGGAGTTTTTCTGTCCCCTAAAATGACAGGAATTGTCAAAAACTTTGACTACAAAAGCAGCAAAGGTCTTATATTCCCATCCGATGGCGTATCGATGCCCAGCTTCACGTTTCAGCTCTCAATCTTCGAGATGCAGAAGAAATTACCACAGGATTACGCGTGGAATTTTGCCGGATAAATGGTTCGCGTGGACCTTCAACTGCCAATGTTTATCCCGGGATGAGATTCAATATCTCTATTGCCCCATTTAAAGCACAAAAACCCGCTTATAAGCGGGTTTTCTACTTTTTTCTAAACGTCGGATACACAAAGCCCATCGTTGAGAAAATCTTATCCATGTTTTTTGAAAAATGCAAACATCATGTCGCCATCTTCAGCAAAAATCATTTATCTCGTCACCTTCCTCAATTGCGCTTCCGCGTATGCTTCTTCCTGCCAGCACTTTGTTACCAGTTTACCAATGACGTCCGCATACCCCTTATACCACTGATAATCGGTCAGGTCTGGTACCAGCTTCTGGACATGACGTCGTGCCAGCGTGGTCGGTAAACGACTAAACCGGTTTCCATTACAACGCCCACAAATCTTATATACCGGTACGCCATGAAACCGGGTTCTTTTTTCATCCAGAACAATCCCTTTACCCTTACACCCTCTGCACGCTGTGCTGACTTCGCCCTTACCATGGCAATGCTGACATAGTTCCTTCACCCATTCTTCCTTGATTACAGATTCCCCGCGTCTGTAGTGTTTCACCACTTCGCGCAATACATTATAAAATCCCGTACCTGAACAATGCTCACAGCGAGCCTTACTTGCCGCAGACCTGGAGTAATCAGCAAAGGCAAAATTCACGAGGTAAGGAATAATCTGTAACCGGATTTCTTCACTCAATTTGTTCAATGTCGGGTTATCCAGTGCCATCGCGTAATTTAGCAGGCCTTCAATCGCAAACTGAGCGTCCTGAACACCAACTTTTGCCAGAAATAAGGCCAACCCAAGTGGTGCTTTCGACTGCACCATCCCCTGCGCTGCCATTACATCCGTAATTGTTAAACAACCGGTGCCTGTCGCTGGAGCGTCATCGCTCAATTTTGGAGATTTTGGGGAGTAATATTTTGGTAAGGCTTCAAGGTTCATGCTCGTTCTCCACTTACGCCAGTACGCCAATTGCCAGTGCGCGATCGATAAAACGAAATATCAGCTCCAGTTGGGAGCCATACTTCTCTTCAAATGCCACTGTATCCGTATGCAGCTCGTTGTGATGCTTTCTGCACAAAGGCAACACAAAGAGATCATGTGCTTTTGTTCCCATTCCGCCCTGCCCGTGACCAATCAGATGATGCGGATCGTCGGCTGGCATACCGCAGCAAGCACACGGCTGTGTCTTAACCCAACGTGTGTATTTCTCCTTAACCCAGCGGCGACGTTTAGGCAGCTTCATGAAAGATTCCGGAGACTCTGGATCAACGGTGATGCTTACCACCGTCTTTTCCTGTGGTGGTTTTTGTTGCTGGTGGGCGTAAGGCAACGGTGCAAGATTTTTTGTGCGTTGTTTCAATATGCTGGTGGCGGTCTGCTCTCCCGGTACGATGTCGCTCTCGCGGTACACCGAGCAGATTTTTTCCGCTGGTAATCCCAGCGAACGACGTAATACCGCTTCCGGTAGCGCGTCCGCCACCTGATTGCGGACCGCCCACCAGGATAATTCAGCCAGAGATAATTCACGCTCCTGCGTACCGCTTATTGCGTGACGGATGACGTCAATCACCCATGCTGTCAGATTTTGTTGAGCAAGCAGCTCCAGTGATTCCGATGTCTGGTCACGTAGCTGGTTGTCGCAGTGCCAGCACAACACCATTGCGCCGGTACCATAACGGTGAATGACGGTTTCGCTGTGATGATAATCGCCGTGTGGCCACTGGCAGGATTTAATATGGCGCAACAGCCAGTCAGACAATGCACCAGCACCACCAGCAGCACGAATCACCCGTGCGTTACTGAAAAACGGCAGCAATGTTTTGTCTTCCACCAGCGGCTGGCGAACGGCAGGAACGACCCCGGACGGCAGATTACGCATGCTTTTCGGTTCCGGTTCCACCAGCACTCGAGGATTATGAAATATCTGTATGGATTCACGGCCCGGCTTAAGGACCACCAGCCCAAGCTCAGGCACCAGAACAGGTCTAAGTAATACCCGCACGTTACCTCCAGATCCGTTGCTGGAAAGTGCGGGACGCACGTGGTGGGCGTTCGGAATAAGGCAGCCTGACAGAGATTATCCAGTGCCGATAGTCGAGACTGAGAGCTTTCTTAACCTCGAACCCGCGCCTGCGGTAAGAATGAATCAGCCATTCGGCCTGTTCTGCAGTGCATGGAGGGTGCTGGAACCATTCAGACTTGAATGCGTGAGAATACCGCCCGTGCGTGCAGGCAAGAACGGGCGAATTATCAGAATTGTAATATTTTACGTTGCGTGCCATCGGTTTTCTCCGGTGGCACGGTGTTACTCAGCGGGAGTTCAGCCCCGCGCAAGATTGTAGATGAGTTTATTCTTCTGCAAAAGCTGAAAAGCCTGCTTTTATTCCGATCTCTTTCAGTGCCTGTAATGAAGTGACAAACTCACCTTCGCGCAAGATAAATCCGTCTGTCACTCGACCATCCACAAAATTAATTAACGCAGCCCCATTCTTTCGCAAACACATAATGCGGTAATGACTAACAATATTTCCATTTTCAACGCACACAGCATAGAGGCCATCTTCACAAAAAATTTTACGCAGTTCTTCGATGTTCATCATCAGAATCCTTCCGGATAATTAGCTCTCCCCTTTAAGGGACCATCCCTCTTATCCCTGCGCGCTACTTAAGTATTTTTGATTCTATTCCGGCACCGTCCAGAACTTCAAACGCGTTGAAAATAAAAACAAAAACCCGCCGAAGCGGGTTAAGTGCGGGTGCGTTGAAGATGCCTGCCACATCAGAGGTGGCGAGGGATTTCTCCCTCGCCGGGTCTCTTACTCCTCAGGTTCGTAAGCTGTGAAGACAGCGACCTCCGTCTGGCCGGTTCGGATTCGTACCTCGCAGAGGTCTTTCCTCGTTACCAGTGCCGTCACTATGACGGTTAAACAGATGACGATCAGGGCGATTAACATCGCCTTTTGCTGCTTCATAGCCTGCTTCTCCTTGCCTTTCGGCACGTAAGAGGCTAACCTACATGTGTCTAGCATGAAATTGGCCTCAGATTAATGTTAAGCGTCTTGCAGGACGCGTAATGTTAACTGGGGCTTTTCTCTATCTGCCTTTGGTGTTCATGCCCGAGGCAGATAGCCTCAAGCACCCACAGCCATTCTACTTAACTACCGTTACCTCGCCAATATGAAATCAGTCAGAAAGGCGATCCATAAGAACAATAGCAAGACAATAAATCGCCATTACAGCCGTAATAGCCAGCGCACATTTGAGAACCAGCACCACAACCTCCTGTATTGGACGTAGACCAGTCCTGATGAATATGAGGCTGTCTCGTCAGTGATTCAATACAACTATTGGGTATAGTTTCTCTGATTTTTTCTGTGGAAATGGGGCACAACCACTAGTCACCACCAGCACTTCTTTTAATACGCAAAGTCCGACACAAGCTAACCTTCTAGACTGGCCCCCTGA